CAACTCTTGATGGTGATAAGGTAGAATCTATTACTCTTATCTCAGGTGGTAATCAGTTTGCATCAACTCCAACTGTCACTATCGATGCTCCTGATTCTGGAACCAGAGCGACAGCAACTGCTGTGATGGAACCAATCTATTATACTGTTGCATCTTCCACTGAAACTATTAGTGGTATCTCAACTATTACATTAGAGGAGAATCTAAATAATGATATAGGTGCGGGCACGACTACCTACTTCCATCAACTAAGTAGAGTTGTCGCAAGTTCACACACTTTTGAATACATTGGTTCTGGAAACACAATTCAATCTGCCACTCCAAAACGTGGTGGCGTGACTATTCAGGCAAATGAGGTCTTCACTGACAATGGTGGTAGAGTTGTCTATACAAGCACCGATCAGGCAGGTAACTTCCGAATCGGAGATAACCTACAAATTAATCAAAGCACTGGTACAATCAGTGGAAGAGCTTTCTCCAAGAGTTTGTTCTCAGAAATGACTCCGTTTATCTTAGCACTTAGTTAGAATGGCACTAGCACTTAATAGGTTTCAAACAGAAACTAAACAACTCACCACGGCAGATCAAACCATCTATACCGCCCCAAATGGGTATACTGGTATTGTTCTGTATGCTCACGTGACCAACTATGGTTCTAGTGCAACCACTGTAACCATGTCACATAAAAGAAGTAGTGTCACCACAGAGATTGCGAAGGACTCGCAAGTTCCCGTTAATGATGCTTACGTTCCCATGGATGGAAAACTAGTATTGGAGACTGGGGATTCTCTTGTCGCTAGTGCCGGTGCTAATTCAACTCTCAAAGTATTAGTTTCGGTTTTGGAGACAGCAAATGCCTAAACTTATTAGCGAAAAAAATGGTGGCGGAGAGATTGGAATTTCCAGTGATGGGACGGACGTTGGTAAGGCAAAGAGATTAGACTTTCAAGCAAATAGAATCGAGATCAATTCTGGTATAGCAACTATCACCTCTGATCCATTAACACTTATTGATTTATAAATAAAAAGAGACCTTTCTCCCTTTCATGAAGAACGGCAAGTGCCCCGCTGGTGAATATTACTGTTACACTGATAAAAAGTGTAAACCCATTCCCAAAGGTTTCAAGGTTGTTGGAGCTGCTGGAATGTTACGCAAAGAAAACGGTCACAGTGTAGATGATGATGCAGAGAATAAGAATGGGAATGGAAATGGGAATGGGGGCTCTAATGGTGGAGTTAGCGAGGGCACCCTTCACAAGTGGTTTAAAGGATCCAAGTCAAAAGATGGTAAAGGTGGTTGGGTCAACGTTGTCACAGGTGGGACTTGCGCCAGTGATGAACCAGGAGAAGGAACTCCCAAGTGTGTCTCCTCAGCAAAACGAGCAAGCATGAGTAAGTCGGAAAGACTCTCTGCTGCACGTCGTAAAAAGAGAGCAGATCCAGGTCAACAGTCTAAGTCTGGTGCTGCCAAACCCACATACGTTTCAACTGATAAACCCAAGAAAAAAATGGATGAAGCAGTAATGCGTGATAAGCAGGGTAATGATAGATTTGACCGCTACAAACGTATGGTTCGTCACAAGCAAGACAAGTATGGTGTTTCAACTTTGAAGCAACGTGTTATGCATGGTGGCGTAGATCATAACATCGACAATGAAAAAAAGGCAAAAGGTATGAAAGAAGAAGTCATCTTAGAGAAGGACAAAAAGGGCAAGGGTAGTGGCACCAAAGATGCCTGCTATCATAAGGTCAAGTCTCGTTACTCTGTATGGCCTAGTGCATATGCATCTGGTGCTCTTGTCAAGTGCCGTAAGGTTGGTGCTGCCAACTGGGGTAACAGCACTAAGAAAGAGGGATTCACTCCATCTCAGATTGCTGCTCTCGAACACATCGGTGCTGTTGAACTGAATGAAAAGGGTCAGAAGTGCTGGAAGGGTTATGAGAAGAAGGGAACCAAAAAAATGTTTGGTAAGACCTACAATAACTGCGTGAAGAAGGAGGAGGTTGATCTTGATGAAAGGATAGGTCTTGGTAGTCTTGGATATGGAATTGGTGGTGTTGCAAACGCAATGGCTGCCAAGCAGATGGCAAAAGCTACGGTGATTGGTGGTGCTTTGTCTGGTGCAGGATCTGTTATCGGAGGTGCTTTAAATTATGCTGCTTCTAAAAATAAGAAAAAAGCAGAAGACAAGAAAAAAGTGAAGAAGGAGGAGGTTGATGTACAAGCAAGTGATTCATCTGTCTCTGAGGCTGCTACTCTTCCCCGTCAGAACGGACAAGTCATGAGAATCTTCCTTACCTTCCGAGGTAAGTTCTACATGACTCAGATGTTCTTCCCATCTCTGAAAGTTCCTTCCAAGGCAGAGATTACTGACGCTGTTCAGAAAGTATATCCTGATGCACGTGTCACTCAATATACGATGTCTACTCCTGATCCCACTCAACCATTGATCAGAGTTGCTGAGGATGTACAACGTCAACAGCAAAAGTTGCAGAGAAAGCAACTTGTTATTGATAAGCAAAAACTTCAACTTCGCCAGAGACAACTGAGAACCAATCAACAAGATATGGCATCTCAGACTGTGGCAAAGGAGTCTGCTGCATGGCAACGTAAAGAGGGTAAGAACAAAGAGGGTGGTCTCAATGAAAAGGGACGTAAGTCCTATGAAAGAGAAAACCCAGGTTCTGATCTCAAAGCACCTCAACCAGAAGGTGGTCCTCGTAAGAAGTCTTTTTGTGCCAGAATGAAAGGCATGAAGAAAAAACTTACTTCTGCCAAGACTGCCAATGATCCCGACAGCAGAATCAATAAGTCTCTCCGTAAGTGGAAGTGCTGATATTGTAGCTTTACGATACAGACAAACCTATAAATAGTAACTATACTCAGTTCGTACAGTTACTAACAAAAACATGGACACGAAATCCTGCCTCCATTGTGGGGCTATGTGGGTAGATGGTCAACACTATTGGACAGGCACTGGAAAAATTGGAAGCGAGGTAGACCTAGCAGGTTTAGTTTGTAATGATCATGGAGATCATAGATGTATCAATCCTATGAAAGGTTCAGAGATAGGAGATACTTGGGAAAAACGTTTAGTTGCATTGAATCAGTATGGAAAAGATGTCGGCGCAGGAGAGATTGACGATCTGTGAGTCCTGCGAATACTTAAAGGGTAAATACAAGAGGTGCTCTATTTGCAATTGCTTTATGGAAGTCAAGACAAGAGTTCCATTTGCAAAATGCCCTCACAATCCCCCAAAGTGGATTTAGTATGTCGCAAGAAATTTACCTGGGTAATCCCAATCTAAAAAAAGCAAATACTCAGATTGATTTTACTCAGGATCAGATTGAGGAAATGATTAAGTGTCAGGCTGATCCTGTATACTTTGCAAAAAAATATGTAAAGATCGTCAACGTTGATGAGGGTCTTGTTCCTTTTGAGATGTGGCCATTTCAAGAGAAACTAATCAATCGATTTCATGAGAATCGATTCAATATCTGCATGATGCCACGACAGACTGGTAAGTCTACCACTTCGGTTTCTTATCTGTTGCATTATGCAGTGTTCAATAATAATGTAAACATCGGCATCCTAGCAAACAAAGCATCTACTGCGAGAGACCTACTTGGAAGATTGCAGACAGCATATGAGAATCTTCCCAAGTGGATGCAACAGGGTATTCTTGCATGGAACAAAGGTAGTCTTGAATTAGAGAACGGTAGTAAGATCCTTGCAGCATCTACATCTGCTGCTGCCGTTCGTGGTATGTCGTTCAACATCATCTTCTTGGACGAATTTGCGTTCGTTCCAAACCACATTGCTGACGACTTTTTCAGTTCAGTTTATCCTACGATTTCATCTGGTAAGTCTACTAAGATTATTATCGTATCTACCCCCAAGGGTATGAATCATTTCTACCGCATGTGGCATGATGCGGAGAGAGAGCAGAATGAATATGTTCCTACTCAGGTTCACTGGTCCGAAGTTCCTGGTAGGGATGAGAAATGGCGAGAGCAAACAATCAAGAACACCTCAGAGAACCAGTTCAAGGTTGAGTTTGAATGTGAGTTCTTAGGTTCTGTTGATACTCTGATCGATCCTGCAAAATTAAGAAGTCTGGTATATGAATCACCTAAGACATCTAATAATAGTCTAGATGTTTATGAGGATCCTATCAAGGATCATGACTATGTTTGCACAGTTGACGTAGCAAGGGGTGTTGGGGAAGATTACTCTGCGTTTATTATTGCAGATATTACATCGTTCCCACATAAGATTGTGGCAAAGTATAGAAATAACTCTATTAAACCGATGTTGTTCCCCAACATCGTGTATTCAACAGCGAAAGCATACAATGAAGCATTCATTCTCTGTGAGGTAAACGACATTGGAGATCAAGTAGCCAGTATTCTACAATACGATCTTGAATATCAAAACCTTCTGATGTGTTCAATGCGTGGTAGAGCAGGACAAGTTGTTGGTCAGGGATTTTCTGGCAGTAAGACTCAACTTGGAGTCAAGATGTCTAAGACTGTGAAGAAGGTTGGATCTCTCAACTTAAAGACAATGATTGAATCCGATAAGATTCTATTTAAAGATTATGAGGTCATTAGTGAGCTAACCACTTTCATCTCAAAAAGTAATTCATTTGAAGCAGAGGATGGATGTAATGATGACCTTGCAATGTGTCTTGTCATCTATGCCTGGTTAGTGGCACAAGATTACTTCAAAGAACTTACTGACCAAGATGTTCGTAAACGATTGTATGAAGAGCAGAAGAATCAAATCGAACAGGACATGGCACCATTTGGATTCCTAGATGACGGATTAGGTGATGATAGTTTTGTAGATGATAATGGAGATAGGTGGTATGGAGAGGGAACGTATGGTGATGCACAAGGTGGTGCAGACTATATGTGGAATTATTTGTAATGGATTTAGATGATCAGATCAGTCTAGGACATTTTCTTCTCAACGACAGGACATGTAAAGTTTGTGGAGAGACTAAGAACCTTGTAGAAGGATTTTACAGAACAAGAAAAGACAAAGGATCTGTGGCATCATCTTATGCATATGAGTGTAAAGAGTGTACAAAGAAGAGAGTTTTAAAGCATAGGAAGCAATATCACTACTTTAAAGACTGGCAATATCCTGATTGGTAGGGTTCACGTCCTAATTCCCCCCTTGAAAAGATCGTAAATAATAAATAATCTTAGACAAATATGGACCTAACGGAGTAAACAATGGCAGTAGCATTATTGTCTCCTGGTGTACTAATTAGAGAGGTTGACCTCACTGTTGGTAGAGCCGAGAACGTCTTAGATAATATTGGTGGCATTTGCGGACCCTTCCAAAAGGGACCCGTTGATGATCCATATACCATTGAAACCGAACAAGAATTAATCGAGGAATTTGGTAAGCCAATTGGCACCGATGCCCAGTATGAATACTGGATGAGTGCTAGTTCCTTCCTCACCTATGGCGGTGTTCTGAAAGTTGTAAGGACTGACGGTACAAGTCTGAAGAATGCTAATGCTGGCGTTGATGTCAGGTTTGACAACGATCTTAAAATCAAGAACTACGACGATTATAAAGAGAACTATCAAACTGCCACCGGTTGGAACTATGCTGCTAAGACTCCTGGTAGGTGGGCAAACGGCGTAAAACTCTGCTTCATCGACGACTTTGCAGACCAAACTGTTGGTGTTACCACTGGCAACCTTGCTGGATTAGGTATTACCGTTGGTTATGGTGTTACCGTTGGTCTTACGAACCTGGTTGTTCCTAACGCTACGACCGGAACCATCTCTACTATTACCACTGGATTCCTGAAAGGTATCGTTGTTGGTGTTACGACGGACTCTCTCGGTAGTGAGTCTAAGTTTGACGTTAAGTGGACTCACAGAGTCAATGCTTCTGGCGCTGGTTCAACTGAAACCAGAATATCATACGCCAAAAATGATCCCACTGCTTCGATCTCAATCGGTAGCACTCTTCAAGATGACACTTCGATCACCTTTAAGAACAGCAGCGGCACCATCACTGGATCTGCTATTTCTGCAACTACTGCTGTTGACTGGTATGATCAACAGCAACTGCCTATCGATAACGGCACTGTAT